TAATAAGGAACTTGCGCAGTACCTTGGTCTGGTGTAGGCCAAACAGTAATCTGAGGATGCCTATCAGGATTATTACCAGTAGGGTAAGTAGCGCCGGTTTGACGGTTAATCCAAACTTGAATTGGGCGACCTTGGGCTAACTTATTTGGGATAGTAGAATAGGTAGATATACTGATGCGGCTGATGGTGATATCGGTCTGATTATTTTGCTGGCCAGCATTTGTACGAATCTGCTGTTCCAATAAGTCGATTGTGTCAATGGGTAAATCATATGTGTTTACTCCTTGAATTAGGGGTATTACACCCTGTTCAATAGTCCATAAATTAATGCCACGATTAGCCCACTCAACAGTAAGTAGGTTTAAAGAACGACGTGCAGTACGCAAGTCATAACCAGTACGAAGCTCAGAGCCACAACGCTCAAAAGCTTCTTCTACTATCTCAGATAGGTCTAGGTTAAACGACGAGGTACCGGAAGTAGTCATTATTTTTTCATGCCTTTTAGGGTCTCAGCAAGGCGAGCACGTTGGCCAATTTTACCAGGCTTTTTAGCAGCTGTTGCTAGCTTTTTAGCTGGAATAGTCTTGCCTTCTTTAACGCCCAACTCGGCACGTAACGCACCGGGTTTTTTAATTGCTTTTTGAATCCACTTAGTTGTAGAACCACCTTTTTTTATACCCCCATCTTCACTAGCTTTAGGTGTTCTTGGGGGTAGTTTTGGAGTAACTGCTGTCATTATTTCTTCCTTGCTGTTTTAGCAGATTTAATAAAGTCCGCTTTAGTAGGCGCGCCCTTAGAACCAGGCTTACGCATTTTTTCATTAGAACCAGCTGCAATACGTGCTTGCTTTTTATGAATGTTTGCATATAGTCCAGCCTTGCCGCCCTCTTTTAAAAGAACAGCAGACTCTCCTGTTTTTGGTAGTTTGCTAGGGCGAACTGCGCCCATACCGCGACAGGATTTCACTTTTTACCGCCCTTACAAATACCATATCCTCTAGTAGCTAGACGACCTGCGACTTTACCGCCTTTTTTCATGCCTTTAGATTTAGCCAACTCGTCAGCACCAAAATACTCGGGGTTTGTTGTTCTCATACGAGTAGTAGCAGCTTTTTGACCTTCTAAAGTAGAATCTTGTTCGTTTAAAAGGCGTGTATCGGCTGCACTTGCTTTACCAAGACGAGTATTAGATGGCATATTTAAACGAGAACCAACATAAGCTCCGCCGGTTAAATCTTCTTTAACTTTGTCTCTTACCATACGACCTACACGCTTTGGTAAGTCCGCAGTTTCTTCATTTTCCTTACGGTCATCTTCGTAAGTTTGGTCATATCCGTTCTTAGCCATGATTACTTCTTCTTGCCTTTAGCCATACCGCCGCCACACATCTTAGCAACTGCTTCGTGGTGAGCATCATGACCTGCACGGTGTTCGGCAATCATATCGTGTTGGGCCATATGACCAGCGCCATGCTTTTTAGTCGCCATATCATGTGATTCAAATTGTGGGAACTTTTCTACATCAGCAGACATAGTTTTTGGACCCATTGCTTGTTCTTTAATAGTCATTTTTACTACTCCTTAGTTAAACGTTACGACCTTTGGTTAAACCACGCTGGGCAATACCATCGCGGCTTGGACTTGTTTTTACTGCACCCATTTTAGCAGAGCCAATAGCAGCTTCTTTAATGGAACCGCCTTTTTTCAAAGCTAGCTTAGTACCTTTGCCGTCTTTATGTTCTTGGGCGTCATGCTCTTTAAAAGCTTTCTTAATCATGGCAACGTCTTGTTTTTTATCTTCTGCCATTTCTTTTTTCATTTCAGATTTTGATTCCATATCTTTGGCCATACCGCCTCCTTTTAATCCTGCATATTTTTTAATACTAAAGTTGGGAACTCCACCAGAAGTATGGTGGGTCTTTTGTTTGTTAATATCTTGTGGCATGCCACCCGCTGCAAACTTTTTACCTTTATCTGCGGCAGCAAAGTCTTTACCTACAGATTGGGGAACGCCAACCTTTTTAGCCATCTTAGGGTTGTGCGCAACCATTTCCATAAAGTTGTGTTGCTTTTTAGAAGTACTAGGCATTAATGACTCCACCAACCTTGAAATAAATTAGCAAAAATAGCCCCAATAAGAGCTGCAGCGCCACCAACACCTAAAAGCATTCTCCAACCGCCATGAGCTTCTGTAAGGGTCTTTTGGATAGACTGAATAGCTTCTTTAATTTCTCGCATTTCTGCAATCATCTTATCCATATCTTCCTGTAGGTGTTGTATATCACTAGCATGGGTGGCTAGTTCCCTAGCAGTTTGGATTGGGTCTATTGTACTCATGAACATTTCCAACGTTTTAAACTAGCAGCCTTACGAGTAGGTTTGCCATTTTCGTCTTTCATTGGTCCGGGCATACCAGACATACGAGCGCAGAATGACTTCTTCCTAGCCCCACCTTCAGGCTGTGGAGCCTTTAAATTACTACCTGTGGCTGCATTATACTTAGCACGGCCTTTAGCAGTGAGACCAGCCCCTTTCGAGACTGGAAGTTTCTCACCACGCCCAACTGCGAGAGATGGGGTTTTTTTAGCCATAAGTAACTGTTTGAAACACTATATTAGTTACAACCGCATAAATACCAGTCTGAGCTAAAACACCTTCACCAGGAACAATAACTTGGAACGGCTGCACTCCAGTACTAGTATTGTAGCCACCTAGCCATTTACCAGTTGAAAATATACAAGCTGTACCACCAGCAATAGTACCAGTATTAAGGTCTGTAATAGTAAACGTATCAGCGGTTAACTTAGTGACTATGTAGTTACCAGCAGTAGCAGAAACACTAGAAGCTGCTGAAAAAGTAATACCGATATTTTGGCCTGTTACTAAACCATGAGCTGTAGATGTTACTGTAACTGTATACCCAGAACGAGCATAAGTAGCAGATACTGGAGCAGTTGTAGTATCAAAAAGGTCAATACCACCAGCGGTGCCAGTACCTAAATAAATAAGGTTTTTAAGGCGAACACGCCCCGAAACCATAAGGCCTGTACCGCTAAGATGCGAGGTTTTTACATCATATTGCATTGTCATAACTAATCTCCTAAATTGTAAATAGGGGACCGAAGTCCCCCCGGATTAATTAGTCAGCATTGCCAAATGGATATACAGTCTTAGTACCTAATGTGCCGTCAGCTTGTATATAGTTAACGTCAAAGTTAAACTTACCAGCAACTAATGCTGATAGGCCAACACCAACAATAGCCAATGTAGCTACAACTTGTGACAAAGCTGGTTGACCATTACCTTGCAAAATATCAGTTGTAGTGCTAGCCATAGCTAATAGGTTAGCTGCAGTATAAGTAGTTGTCTGACGACCTACAGTACCAACAGTTGTTGTGCCTAAAGCAACAGTAGCATATGTTGGAGCAGAAGTTACAAAGCCATTAGAGAAGTAGATATTAACAGCGCTTAAGCTTGAGTTTGTCAGAGACAAAGCTGTCAAATAGTCAACTACGATTGATTCAATTTGTGAACCAGTAGGTAGATAAAATGCTGCACCGCGGTAAATAGCTGTAGAAGTATCAGCGGTTGGAGTAGCTACTACTGATGGGTATACAGAAGCTGATGGAGTATAAATAGTAGTATTTACGTTAGCATCACTAGATAACTGATTACCATTAACAAATTGTGTAGATGCGCCAGGATAGGCAGTAGTGCCATTACCTGTAGCTACAGAGTAGTCAACAACAGCATTTTGTGATAAACGAGCCGAACCTACGTTACGTAGTGGGCCAAAACGGTTGTCTCCAGATAGAACTGGACCTTCAAATGTTGCGCGTGCCATGATATATTTCCTATGCAAAAGTTAACTGTACAAATCGTTGCATCGTCTGCTGGGGCAGTCAAGTACAGTAAATTACCCAGATAGCGCAAGTATACATCTTTTTTACAAGATACAACATATTTATAAAGAAAAAACCCCAGCCTTTTGAGCCGGGGTTCTTATTAGGTAGTTCTAGATTAGAACGAACCAGATGAGCCAAATGCGCCCAATGGGTCAGACCAGCCGAACGAATAACGCTCGCGGGACTTGTAACGTACGTTACCTGTATCGAAGTCACCGTCCATAGAATTCTGGAGTGGTGTACGAACGAAATGCTTCAAGCCGTTTGGAACGTCGGTCAACAAGAACCATGCGTTTGTATCGGTCAAGAAGTGGTTAACTGTGTAACCTTCAGGGATTGTGCCGTTGTTGTTGATTGCACTGATATCGTTGTTG